GCAGAGACATATACCGCAGGCGATGTGTCAAACGGCAGGCCGAGTTCTTCCATGTATTCGAGTTCGTCGTGCCGCGTGCGCATGATGTCTTCGAGGTCATCGCCGCCGCTGGTCTGCGCGATGACCGCGCCGACGGTGGTGAAGCCGGCCTTGACCGCTTCTTTGTATGCAGCGACTTCCTTGGTCGGGTCGATCCAACTCCAACCACGTGGCCGAAAGATGGCGGCCGCATACTTGTCTGTGTTCAGAACGAACTGCGCGATGTCGATCTCAGGGATTGCCTGAGACAAGACAGCAGCCTGCATCCATTCTTCATGCAATCGACATCTGAACGAGCGTATAAACCACTGCTGCAGGGTCTTCCAGACATCGCGGTCATCGAGCAACGCGAGTCGGGTCGAGCTGTAGTTGCTCTGCGAATAGTCACGAGAGAGCGATTCATAGCTGACGCCCGCGCCGGCCGCCACTTCCCGGAGCATGAAGCGCATGAACGGGTCGAGCGCAGAATTTGGCCGGTTCGGTGCAACGAAGGTCAGCTTCTCACCGGGGTTCAGCCGCTCGACGGTGCCAGGCTCCAGCGAAATATCATAGGAGCCGTCGTCCTGCTTCTCGCCCAGCGACTCGGTGCTATCCGGGGTCTCGATCGTGGCGAGATAGTTCGCGCCACCGCGGGCCGCAATAATTTCGGCCTCGCTGTAGCCGTTCATGTCTCCGAGCTTGCCTGCTACCGCGTGCAACCACGGCTCGCCGCGCGTCTGCGGCCAGCGGTCCACCACACGCAGGTGAAACATGTCCTCGGCCGGAATGCGTCGGATGAACTCGTTGGTTCCTGCCATCGTGCGCGGATCGCCGGGATGGAGGTCGCGCACGTAATAGGCAATGGGCCGACCGAACCGATCATGCTCGATGCCCATTCGGATCGTATTGCCGGTCTGCGGACCCATGGTTGGCTGCGTGAAGCCATCCAGAACGCGCTCAGCCTCAATGATCTCGAGCGCGATCGGCACTTTCGACTTGCCGAAGGCGCTCCGATGAATCTGGATGAAGATCTCGCCGGCCTCGAATACCTGCCCGACTGCCAAGCGCTCGAGGTCGTGGAAATGAACGGTGCCACCGGTATGGCAATTCTCCGCGCAGCACCAGTCTTCCCACGCTGCCTCTACCGCATCGTTCACACGAGTCGCGAGCGTGCCGCGGGCCGTCTGCACGAAGCTCTGTAGCCGAATGCCCGTGCCAATGACGTTGTTCTGAATAATGCGGCGCGCATTCTTCGCAAATGCCGCATCCCGCACGAGCTGCCGCGACTTTGCACGCAGCCCGAGCAGGCTGGAAATCAGTTCAGCATCGGCTGACGTGTTGGGGCTCGCGAACCCACTTCGCGCCATCGTCGGCCGCGCATTCGCATACATACGGCTGAACGACGGCGCGACGGCGCGCGGCGCCGGCTTGTCACCGCGCAATCGCGCGATGCCTTTGAGAATCTGTTCGACGTTCATCGGATTCGGTCAAAACGAATATGGAGCCGGCGACTCTTGGAACCATCTGCGGTCGCCTGCTCTGCGGCCACCTGTGCGCTCCAGTAGTCGACCTGTTCGCGAATCTGATCCAGATCCTGGAATGACATTTCGCGACTGCCGATGCGGTACATCTTCATCACACCGCCGCTGGCCGAAAATGTGGCGTAGGCGGAGCGCGCCTGCGCAAGCGCGATCTCTGCTGCCGAGCGGCCGTCATAGTTCGCGCTCACCGTGGCCAGATCCGGCTTGACGATGAGCTCGCCCTGAGCGGCGGTGAAACGTACTCCCGTAGCAAACGCCTGCATTTGCCACCAATAGGTGCCTGGCAGCAGCGCGGCGCTCTGGACAGTCGTCAGTGTCGTAGTCCAATCGGTCCCGCTGGCCGTGGCTGTCAGTACGAGCGGAGTCGATGGACCGGAAATCGTGTATTTGAGCGTCGCATTCGAACTGTTGAACGAGTTTCCGCTGCCATCCGCAAAAGCAGAGTCCACCCAGGTCGCTGAATCGCCCTGCAGAATCTGCGACGGAATGCGCGAAACCAACATGAATGCGTCAATCTCCGTCGTATATGCGTCTAAGTGTGTCGAAAAGATGAGCGCACATGTCGCTCACCATTGCTTGGTCCAATTTCGGCTACGGAATCGGTTTACACGCCGCGGCTGCTGTGGCGGCTCTGACTTCGGCGCATCAAACGCAGGCGCCTCTTCGGCAGGAGCTGATTCCTTCATTTCAACAGAGGGTGCGGCTGCGGTCTGCTTTGCTCGTGCTGCCAACAGGTCGGATCCACCGCGCCCTTGCATCGCCGCGTAGGCATACACGGTTCCGTCCAATGCCTCCTGTCGGACGCCGAGCTTCTTCGGTTTCCAAACCGTGACCCGGCGTCCCTGACTCAATCGGGTGACCGAAACCTCGGACGTCAGCTGCTCGAAATAGTCTTCGTCCACTCCTGCATCGAAATGGATATAACCGGGACCAGGAGCGATAACCTTCTTCAGGCGTCCATAGATCAGCGCTTTGATCGTGTCGACACCGATGAGCCACAGAGCGACTGCTACGGACTTTCCCCGGCCGGCCTTCTTAGGCCACGCCGGCCGCCCCTGACCCGCAATTCCCTTGATGGCCCAAACGCGATATTTCTTGCGTTTCAGACAGTAGCGATATACCTGCTCGGTAAAGTGACCGCCTGAATCGACGCAGCAGGACTCAATCAGAAGTTCCCGACTGTCATCCGTCTTAAACCGGCGCCTGAGAATCTCGTCGTGCTCGTTCCAAATCGCCTGGCCGCCCGGATCACCGCGGAGCACGATGTGCTGGATACGCCAGCATTCCTCATCGGCGCCCCATCCATAAATGAACGTTTCCAGCCGATCATCCTGAACGTCTGTACCCGCGGTGAGCAGCAATACGCCCGGCGGCAATGATGCCGACGTGTACGACTCGCGGCGTTGGCCCAGACTCGACGAATCAATCTTCTCGGCCGACTCTTCCCAAGTCTCGCCAAGCGCTTCGTTGGTCCATTGCTGAAGCGTTTCCGGAAGATCCTTCGCCTCGAGAAAAGCGACCGCCACGTCTCCCCAACTCGAAAACGGGGAGTAGAGTTCGGAGATGTGAAATCCGGCTATTCCCGTCGATGGCTTCGTGGATCGCCATTCACCGGCACGAAGCATTTGCGCCTTGTGACGATGGTCAATCGGCTCCGCACACTTCGCACACTGATAAACCGCTTGGTGTGGCTCAAGGTTGAATTCGGTCCATTTGACCTGAGCCCACACGAGCCTCTGAGGCTCATTGCAATGTGGACACGGTACAAAGTAGTACCGCTGGTCTGATCCCTCGAATCCCTTTTCAACGCGACTCGCGCCCTTGATCGTTGGCGTCGAGCCCACCAGCATTTTCCTGTTCCAGAAAGCCGTCGTGCGCTTGCGCCCCAGGCTGATCGGATCACCCGCATGCCGCGCACTCGGCGGGTATTTGTCCACCTCGTCGAACAGCCCGACTCTGATCGGCTTCGATGCCAGACTGGATGGCGAGTTCGATATCGCAACCGCCAGCAAACCGCCCGGGAAGGTCTTGTGCCGAAGCGTATTCGTGGACTTACGCGACTTGTCTTCGGCAAACTTGCTGGCCAAGCACGGCGTATCCCGGATCATGGGCGCCAGCCGATCGCGCGACCAGTCTTCAGCCGCGTCCATCGTCGGCTGTACGATCATGATCGGGGATGGATCCTGATCGACGAAATACCCGATGCAGTTGTTCAGGACCTCCGTCCAGCCAACCTGGGCGCTCTTCATGCACCATATTTCGCGGACTGCTGGATCGCTGATCGCATCCATGATTCCGCGCTGGTACGGCGCCCTGTCAGTTCGCCACGCTCCCGGCTCGGCGCTGCTTTCGCCTGACAGCCTTCTTTTGGCGTCGGCCCACTGACTGACCGTCAGCTTCGGCGGCGGCCGGAGCACCGTTGCGGATGCTTTGATCCGATTTCGGTACTCGCTTAGCGGGAGCGTCGCCCGAATAACCTGAGATCGAGTGGAGAAGCGCGTAGACCTCCCTCTCGAGGAGGTCTTTTCGCTGGTTGACATCTCCATCCAATTGCGGCGCCAGTTTTACCGGGAACGCCAAAAAGGCAGCGCGTAACTCACCGAAGAACTTCTCCAATTCACGCTGCCATGTGCTCAGTTCGCCCAACTCGCCAGTGCGAGTCGCATTTTCCAGAGCGACCTTACGGGACTGCTCGTCAGCCAGCCGGGTCCTGGCCCGATCGAGTTCTAAGCGCTCGTAGTTCTCGCCGAAGTACCACTCCACCGCTTTTCGAAGTGATATCTGGGTGCGATTACCGCGGCCCTGCTTGCCCTGAGTGATCACCG